ATCAGAAGGATTTAAGCAAGTTTGGGGTTTTCCTTCCCCCAGGATTAGTCCTAATCTCTTTGGCGCAGCAGCTTTGTGTTCACACTTGACACATTAAGCCGCTGCTCAAATTTATACTGACTTTAGATATCCCTGTACGAATTGTTTTTCAGTCATTTCAGGGAATTGTTGATCAAATAGATGGCCATGTTGTGCTGCTAATACAGCTTTATGTTTATTGCTAAAATGAGTAGCTTTTGGTCGATTGTAATGGGCGATCTTCTGGTAGATGTCAAAACGAATGTAGACATCAAAATGGTTGTTTGGATTATAGATTACGATTTCCCAATTAGTTATTGCTGTAGCGAGGCAATTTGATATGCCTATAAATTCCTGCAGTTTAAGTTGTGCTAGGTAGGGTACAACATGATTGTAGGTATCAGCCCAATCTGCATTGGGTAGAATATCTACATCAGGTGCAACTTTGCCATTAGTACTCTGATATACTTGTTGGTGTGTAACTCTAACAGAGGTATTGAGTGATGCACGACGTGCATTAACTGCGGCTGCTGTTGCTGCATAACCGCACCATCCATCCCCTTTAATCTTGATAAAGACATAACGCCTTTGAAAATCATTTAGGTAGATTGGTAACAATGTCATCCAACGCGTGTAATGTGCACGGTTGTATTCAGTAAAGAGTTCGTAAGTGACGTCTTCCTTCTTTGATGGTAGGAATAATGGCTGAGGATACTCTTTATCGATCATTTCGTCAGTAAGATTAACTTCTCCAGACAATGGTAGCCTGGTTGCAACTTTGGCCTGTGGATCAATGAAGGGTTGATCGGCATTAGTGATCACAGGTTTATTTTCCTGCTTCTCCTCTTTTTCGAGGATGTCATTAGCAGTACGGATACTATCTTTGTTGACCTCATTAATAGCAAAAACAATAAGGGGTTGTTCATGCTTATCTGTTTCTTTGAGCAATTTAATTGCTTCTTTTTTTAAGCTTAAAGCTTGTTCGACAGATTGGGTCTTGTACCTATTAAGGTCGATGGCACGTAATATCAAGTTTTGTAGTGCATCTGACTGGTTTTGAATGCCTTTTAAAAATAATTCAGGTGTTGTAACTACCAGTGGATTACTGTAAACCAATCTTATGCTATGTTTCTCGATATGTGCATCGTTATAAGCGAATGCTTCTTGTAGTGCGGTCGCTTCGTAGGCTTCTTCTTTGCAGCTCAGAATCATATTCTCAATATAAATTAATAGTGAGCTGTCTATATTGTATCTTTCTCTTAACATATTTTTATACCCTTCAACGCAGCAGGGTAGTACTTCGGTGTCTCTAAGTTCCATACCGTAAGTATAGTCACGTGCGAATTTATCTTTATATTCCGCCTTCAATTTGGTGTAGAGGTGTTTTAAATCATCCTCAACTTCCATTAGCTCACGTGCTTTTCCAATTTTGGCTTCCATCTTTAATGCTTTTGGATCTTGTAGGTGTTTTTGGATACACCTAATAATTGGCAAGCCTTTAGCATACTTGTCAAAAGTCAATGATAGAGCGTGTTTAAAGCTTACTAACTCTTCATTGCTTAATGTTAATGCATGCATGCTGTGTGCGGTTTTCTTGACTATATTCTCAAGTTTCCTGCACATTTTAAACCCACACTTACCTGAACATAAGTATAGTTCGGTAGAGCATGGTGTAGCGTCGATTGTAGGTCCAGCTTTAATGTATTTGAGTATAAGGCCGATTCCGCTTGCTTCATCCTTTGTGTCATCAGTGAATACTCGACCGAATGCTGCTAGTACCTGTGGTAAATCTTCTGGCTTTATCTGGATGTGGTCATCATCAGAGCAGAGTGTTGCTCTAAATGCAATTTTAAGTTCATCAAATATATATTCGATGACTGCTGCCGCTGCCAGTGTATTAAGACAACCTGTCCACCTTGTTCCGGACAGTAGTGAGCCGTATATTTCGGCTTCAACAAGCTCTATAAGTTCTTTCATTTGTTTTTCAGTAATTGCGAACTTTGAGCGTTTTGCTGTTGCATAAGCTAGGAATTGGCCGTTTTCAACGTGTGTTATGTAACCTCGATCGACCAAGTAGTTTGCAACTGAAAATGCAATGTGTTTGATATGGTTATATTCAGATCTATCCATACCTTTAAAATCTAGCGTTAGGGATGTTGTAAATCCATCTGCGTGATTTTGATTGATTTTCTTCTCTTTTTCCGCAAATGAGCAACCTATTCCCCAGGAATCCATTTTCTCCTTCAGGATTTGTTCTACACGCTCTATTACTGGTCCCATAGTATATTTCTCAATTGGTGCGGGAACCATTATACAGCGTGCTTTCTCTCCTTTAAATTGGATTTCCTTCTTTACCTCTACAGTTGCACCAGGGCAGCCTGCATTTCCGACCGCTACTGGGTCATTCATGTACTTCTTGACTTGGTTTTGTTGTATCACAGTTAAACTGTTGTACCAGCCTTTTGTCGAATACTTAAAATCTTCAAAATAAGTTAATATTTTGGGTATGAATTTTGTATTCGCGAAGTGTAAAAAGCAAGCGACGGTTGTTAAATTGCACTCTCTTTTTGGATAGAGATGCCTCGTCATCGCTGCTATGCGATTGATTATGAATGGGCCATATATTAGGACTCGCCATTCATCCACGTTGGGGTATGGTATCATAGCTTTTGCTGCGGCTATGCGATCATGATTATAATCAATCTGAGGTATTGCTATTATCTGCTTGAATGTTTTGGTCGGTTTGTAACCAAAATTGCATTTCAGTGTCACTAATTCAGTATTTGTGCTGAGTGACCGGTTGTCGTTATATGTTTTCTCATCAATATTAGAGTAGTATATTATTGCTTGTTTAGCATTAGGCCTCTTATACAATTGTGTGTTAGTAAAAAGGCTTTGTATTATCATTTTCTCCCTATTTTTAGGGCAAATATTGATGGTGGATTTGTCATGTTCATGGAACCAGAATGCATTTTTATCAGTATTGGATAATTTATGTTTTGCATCCTGATCATCGAGATTGACTTTGGTACCAAAGAAATAGTTAAGTAGATTCTTTAGTGACCAATCAGTGCTTGGACCAAATGTTCCAGCTTTGGCTTTATTTAAAGCGTCTACTAAAGTAGAGTTTGCGAGTCTTTGTATGTTAAGTACTGTGCGCAAACCTACAAAATAGGCTTCTTCCATTATAGCTATAGCCCCGATTCCATCTGCGGAGTACCTCATCTGTTTAACACATGTAATGTATTGTTCAGTTAACAGTGAGGTTGTTATTGTCTGTGATGCCAAAACTGTTGCCATTAAGTTATTAAGGATCTTCATATCGATGACAAGGTCATAATTGGTTGTGTTAACAGCCAACTTATACCATGCATCCCAACCTATGTTATCTTTTTGTGTATATGTCATCGCACATAGGGAAGTTTGTATCCTCTTAACTAGCATTGGTGGTAAATCTTCTTTTCCATCCCCACTCTTTGGGGTATAGATTATGCACTCATTCACTTTTAGCTTGTCGAAAGCTGCCATTAATGTAAATCTCTGGTTAATTATGATGGGTGATTGTACAGTCTCCACCATATGAGATTTTATTGTTGTATAATTATAGAATGTTGCAATATTCTCAGTCACACTACGTTTATCAGTATGCATATCTAGACGTAAGAGAATATGTTTTTCACTGCCATGATCAAATGTAGTGAGTCTAGTTGCATAGAAATCGCCATAATGGGCGGTAGCTTTGGTGTATAACTCACCAAATACTTCAGGGTGGTAGTATGGTTCCTGATCATCTACCGTATAGGTGATGTAGGCTTTTCCCTCAACGAGGGTTCTTTGCCATTTTGCAAATGTTGTGCCGGCTATTATAGTTGCGCCGTTTTCAACATCTGGTTGGAATACATGTAAGACAGCATACAAACAAGTTTTTGGATTTCTTGTTATGTAATTTATAGTCGTTTCTAAAACACCATCATAATAGATAGTATGGACGGCGGAAATTATATCAGGCTTATATGTATGTAAACAAGGACAGCCGAGGCTTTCCTGTTTACAAGTACAATAATTGTATAATTTATCCCCCAATTCCATAGCGTCCATCAATGATGCTAAACGACCGTAGTCTTTAGGATGTATCAACCCCCTATTTGCCCAAACGTGGGCATCTTTAAGGGTGAATCCGTACCATGTATTACGTGCTGAGTCGCCTATAGAGAAGATTTTCCTCTTAAATAGGAATGTGATTGCTGTATCTAGTCCTGCAAACTGAATAGTTATTTGTTGATCCATAAACTTTCTTTCAGATGCCTGTTCACAATGTGTGTTTGGGTTTTCGACGACCTGGTATTTATAACCGAGGCTCTTATAATAATTTGCGTATATTAGTGAACGTACCTTAAAATGATGTGCCGTGAATTTGCTATGTTGGGTAGTATTGATGACACATTGGCGCTGTAGATGTAAATGTTGTTTAACCTCAGTTGTGAATGTGGGGTTAACAATAATACGAACCGGCTTGGGTTCCTTATCAGCGCTAGGTTTTCTAGAAGTTCCTGGTTTACCGCCGCTCTTGGCGTGGTGTTTTCCATAGTTACTTTCAGAGTTATAAAAAGATTTCTTTTCAAAAATCATTTCAGACTTATT